TATTGATGCATTAGTAGCAGCAGGTGGTAGTTTCTCAGACGGAGATGTCTTTCAGGTGTTAGAAATCCCTGCGAATACTCTAGTCTTAAATGCAGGTGCAGAAGTGATGAAAGCATTCACAGGCAGTTGTACTCTTGACATGGACTTTGCAGCAGGTGATGACATTATTGATGGTGCAGATATAACCTCTACAGGTTTTTGTGCAGCAGGTAGTAATGGTCAAACTAATACTATTGTAGGAAGTGCAGCTTCAACTTACACTCAATTTGTAACTACTACAGATACTATTGATGCTAAGATTGCAGGTGCTGCTCCAGCTACAGGCAGACTTAGAATGTATGCCACTGTTATTGATTTAGCAGGTCATGGTTTAGATGATAAGCCTGATGAGGTCGATAGAGACCAATTAGCTTAAACTTTTTCTAGGGGAGCAGGGCAACTTGCTCCTCTACACTAAAATAATAATAAGTTGTAAATGAAAATAAACTATAATAGATTTTACTATAATCCTTTACCTAATGAAGTTTATATACAAAAAAGTTTTATTGATGGTCATGGAATATTTGCTAAACAAAATATAAAAAAAGATACAGATTTAGGTTCTACACATATTAAAGTGCCAATGATTTTTAATTATATAAGAACACCTTTGGGTGGCTTTATAAATCACTCAGATAAACCAAATTGTTTTTTAGAATGCACACAAGATTGGGATGATTATTTTGTTTTTAATATTATTACTAAAAGACTAGTAAAAAAAAATGAAGAGCTATTATTAGATTATAATACTTAATTTATAGGAATTATACATGGCAGAGAGTTACTTAACATATACTAATAAAGTTTTAGCACGATTAAATGAAGTGCAACTAACTTCAAGTAACTTTACTAGTGCTAGAGGCATACAAACTCAAGCTCAAAATGCAGTCAATGAATCTGTCCGATATATTAATCAAAAAGAATTTCAATATCCTTTTAATCATTCAACAAAAACAGAAACGTTAGTCGGTGGAACTGTAAGGTATTCAATACCTACAACTGCAAAGACTGTTGACTATAATACATTTAGATTAGTAAAAGATTCAGACTTAGGATGTAGTGGGGGTAGATTATACATAATAAATTATAATGATTATATAAATAGTTATATAACACAAGAAGATGAAATACAAACAACTACTACAAGTACAACACACACAGACAGTGTGACAACAATTACTGTAGCAAGTACAACAGGATTTGATGCTACAGGAACTTTATTTATAGGTAATGAGCAGATAACATATACTGCAGTAGGTTCAAGCACTACATTCACAGGATGCACTAGAGGTGCAAACGATACAACTGCAGCATCTATAGCAAGTGGAGTACAGGTAGCACAGTTTGAATCAGGGGGTGTGCCACAATATGTAGCAAGAACACCTGATAATAACTTTTTATTATATCCTTTTCCTACAAAAGGATTTAGTTTAAAGTATGACTTTTTCTCTTTTCCAACAGATATGTCTGCCCATAGTGACACAACTACAATACCTGACAGATTTGCAGCAGTTATAGTAGATGGTGCAACTGCTTTTGTATATCAGTATAGAGGTGAAACAGCACAATATCAACTTAATTTTCAAAGGTTTGAACAGGGCATAAAGAATATGCAGACACTACTTGTCAATAGATTTGAATATGTAAGGTCTACATTTATACCAAAAGTAGGTTATACAAGTAGTGCAGATTTAAGTATAAGGGTGAATTAAATGCCTGATGCTTCACAAGTAAGTCCTAGTGCATTTATATGTGAAGGTGGATTGATAGCCAATCGTTCTACTTTTATAATGCAGCCGGGTCAAGCAATACAACTTGAAAACTTTGAACCTGATATAGAAGGTGGATACAGAAGAATAAGTGGATATCAAAGACATGTAAGACAAATTGTGCCTCACACTAGTTCATCTGATGAATTGGTTCTTATGGTTACTACCTTTGCTAATAAAATATTAGCTGCAAGAGGTGAAAAGATATTTAGCTCTGCTGTAACTGATTTAGGAAGAGGTCCTGCTAGTATCATAGCTCAAGGAACTGCAATGACAGGTTCAGGAACTATAACAGTAAAAAGCACTACAGGGTTTAGTTCTAGTGGTACAATACAAATAGACAGCGAACAATTTACTTATACAGGTGTGACATCAACAACATTTACAGGTGTAACAAGAGCAGTAAATAACACATCTGCTGCGGCTCATACTGCAACTAGTGATACTACACGTACAGTAGTGTCAGAAAGTTGGACTGAAAGAGATACAGGAAGAACTAGTGCAGGTAAATATTCTTTTGAAAGATTTAATTTTGATGGCAATGAAAAAATAGTTGTCGTAGATGGTGTTAATGACCCCACAGTTTTTAATTCATCTTTAAGTGCAACAGATGTAACAGCTAGTGCTGTTGAAGGTGCAAGTATTGTTGCATCATTCAGAGAGCATATGTTTTATGCAGGTATGTCAAGCACCCCACAAGAAGTAGTATTTAGTCAACCTTTTGATGAAGATGCGTTTAGTAGTGGTTCAGGTGCAGGTAGTTTTAAAGTTGATGATACTGTTGTAGGACTTAAAGTTTTCCGAGAGAATTTATTTATATTTTGCGAAAATAGAATATTTAAATTATCAGGTAGCTCTAGTGCTAATTTTGCAGTATCAGCAGTAACAAGAGATATAGGTTGTATAAATGGCAAGACTATTCAAGAATTTGCAGGTGACTTAATATTCTTAGGACCTGATGGATTAAGAACAGTTGCAGGTACAGCGAGAATCGGTGACGTTGAATTAGGAACTATAAGCTCTAATGTACAATCAGTATTTGATGATGAAATAATTGATGCCTCTGTTTTTGAATCTGTAGTAATACCCCAAAAGACACAATATCGTTTATTTTTTAGTAAAACAGGTTTGCTTGAAAGTAGAACAGAAGGACTTATATGTGTGTTAAAAGGTCAACAAAGTGGTAGAGAAGCCTATGAGTTTGCTAGATTAAAAGGAATTAAACCTGCTTGTACTGATACTTTTATAAGTGTAGGTGATGTCCTTATTATACATGGAGGCTTCGATGGTTATGTATACAGACAAGAAGAAGGTTCTACATTTGATGGCTCTGCTATAAATGGTAAATATCGTAGTCCTGATATGACCTTTGGAGACCCCGGAATACGTAAACATATGCAAAGAGTTATTGTAAACTATAAACCTGAATCCATCATAGATGCAGACTTATTTGTTAGATATGATTACGAGTCAGCAGATTCAGTTAGACCTGCTGCTTATCCATTAGACTCAACAGATATAGCAGGTATATACGGAACATCAACATATGGGGTCGTAACATATGGAGGTCCTTCACAACCACTAGTAAGACAGTCTGTAGAAGGTTCAGGGTTTGCAGTAGCATTAAGAGTAAACGATGGAGGTACAACTGACCCTTACTCACTTAAAGGATTTCAGTTAGAATATCAATTAGGAGCTAGACGTTAATGGGAGCAACGTACACAAGACAATCATCATACACTGATGGTGACGTAATACAAGCAGCCGATACCAATAATGAGTTTGACCAACTACTTGCAGCATTTGCATCTAGTTCAGGACACACTCACGATGGTACAACTGCTGAAGGTGGACCTATAACTAAACTACTTGGAACTGCAATCACTATAGGTGATGGCACAGCAGGTACAGATATAGCAGTAACATTTGATGGTGAAACAGCAGATGGTGTATTGACATGGAAAGAAGATGAGGATTATTTTGAGTTTAGTGATGACATACTTATTGCTTCTACAGAGAAGCTACAATTCAGAGACACAGCTATATACATCAATTCAAGTGCCGATGGACAACTTGACCTTGTAGCTGACACAGAAATACAGATAGCTGCAACCACAGTAGACATAAATGGTAACGTAGATATATCAGGAACACTAACAATAGGTAGTGCAGGTATATCTGAAGCAGAGCTAGAGATATTAGATGGTGCTACTGTAACAACTACAGAACTAAACATACTTGATGGAGACA